TCGTTGATCGTTAGATTCTGACAGAACCATTCGTTGCTCTTCTTGGCCATCTGATAGAGACTGTGGCCGTGATTCTTTCCCCTTGGCGTATAGATGAATACAGCCCAGCCACCATTCTCTGCCAAGATCGGACGTATGTAGCCCCAAGCATTTGGATCACATAGGCTCCACTCGTCAAATATCACTCCGACCGGATTGCTGCCTACTAGATTGTTGTAATTGTCCGATCCTGTTAACTGCCACGTTGACCCATTGACCAGCTCTATCAACATTTCCTGACTGCTTGTGCGCTTCCGTATGGCCTGTGGAAAGACTTGCTCGAGTATCGGCCTGCCTTCTGAGTCTATGCCGCTCCAGATGGCCTTACGGGCTTGGGTTTGAACTGGGAACAGGTGCCAGTACGTTCCGACGCGCTTAAACATCTCTTTAGCAGTAAAGTTTAGAGTTGCTGCACCCTTGCCAGCTCTCCTGTGCCATACGATGCAGGCACGTTTTGCACCTGAATCCATAGCCTTAAAGAATGGGATCTGATGCGGCCTAGGTTCCCACTGATGGGGAATGGATATATCAGGCATTCTTGAAATCTGAGACCGTTATTTGAAGATCCCCACCACCTTCTCCCGTGATTTCTGTCGCCTTCAGCTCTGGCAGATACTTCCCGAGCATTTTATGCCGTACATCAACCACCTTAGAGTATTTCGCTAAATCCTGACTAAATGTCTCAGATTCAGGGTCTAATTTCTCGATCTTCTCAATGATATCAAAAAGATATTGAACCGATCCCCTTTCTTGCATGTACTCTCTGAGTGCATCCTGTCGAGCTAATCTGTTTCTTGTTTTGGTGTGGAGATTCTTATTACTCATTGCTCTTACCCTTACCAAAGATCTTATCCCAGTTGGCCGAAAATGCAGCCCTGGAATCGGTTGAACTCTTTCTAGCGTGTGATCCCTTGCCACCGTGAGACCACTCAGGAAAATGCCGATCGGCCGTTTTCTTGTCCAGCTTATGGCGATAATCAGGCATGTTTAACCCTATGTTTTACGATATATGCTGTTTGGTTCTATGTATATGCCAAATGGTTCTAAACAAAACTTTGACATCTTTTATCGTACATGCGACCTTATCCATCGCGGTATAAATTATAACTTAATCAGCAAGGAATTACACATGAGAATTACACGAAAAGTTTTAGAGCGGCAGGTTGCAGAAATTAACCAAGATTTAGGCTTCGCCACTGAAGCATACACTAAAGGGTCGGACGGCAAGTATAGGGCCAATGTCGGAACCTATTACTTAAACCATAGCGGAATTTATGGCGGCTATGAGATTAACCAGATTTGCAATGAAGGTGGCGGCTGTCGGGAGATATTCTACCACGGTAGAGTTAGCGCCAAAGAGATGCACCATATCTTGACAGTATACCGAGAAGGCTTAAACCACGGCTTTAATCTTGGATTTGGTCGCGGCAAAGACGCCTCCGCAGCGGCCTAACACAACGGGGCTTCGGCCCCTTAACCAATTCGAGGAGATTAAAACAAATGTTAAACACAATAACAGTTGAGGCAGGCACGCGGGAAAATCAATTTTGCTTGTATTGGCAAGACGAGGACGGCAACGGGTCGGAGTTTATCTGTACGGTTTACGGTTTCGATAATGCTTGCAGGGTTGCGAATGGCATATCTGTTGAACAGGCTGAATACGTAAAAACACCTGCGTTTGACCCATTTCAGGGGGTGGCAGCATGAAATCACCAAAACTAGAGACGTTTGCGGAGTCGTTCGCTTTTAGGGACTCCCATAAGGCTTTTCCGATCGAGCGGATTATTATAAACAACGGGTCGCTGTCTGTTTATTTCGACTATTCACGATACGAGGCTTGGCTTGCAGATTTCCAAAAATTTGGTGAGGCGAGCAACGATAGCACGAGCAAGCAAGAGTGGCTTGACCAATACGCTGACACGCCTATCGAAGTGGGGTTTGGTGGCAGTAATGCCAAAAAACTTTGGCAGGCAACGACTCGGTTGCAAGACCAAATATACGCTTGCGCCCGCCGCCATCCGTACTGTCAAGATCCGGCATCAAAAAGCTGGGCGCACCCAAGCGAGGTGACCGCATGAACCGACTCACCAAAATTTGCATCGCCGTGGCAGTTGTCGCGGCTTTGCTCTGGGTCTCAAATTGGGACTATGAGCACGAGGTCAGCATGTCCAAAGAGTACCGGTATAACGTCTGTCTAGGGTACTGGCCGGACTATCAAAACTTAAAACCAAACTGCGAGGGAATACGATGAACAAAGGACGACCAAGGGCTACCGGCCCATTTGAGACCCATGCCGAGCTAGTGGCGGCAGTGCTAGAACGTCATGCCAAGGGCAAAAGCTCACCAAACATTGGGCGTATTCTGGGAATTAGCCAGCCAACAGCAATGAAAATCATCAAGGAGAATCAATGAGCCTGAGACCAACCCGAACCGAACTGTTAACCGCATGGATGACGCTAGTCAAAGTGCGCGAGACTTACTGCCAGCCCGAGGTCGATCAATACGAACAGACCGTGTTGCTAGACGTGCTTAAAATGCTGGACAAACTACAACAAATTGAGGGCAAGAAATGATCAAGAAACAACTAGAAAAACTGATGGTTCCAAGATACACAGGCGGGGCGATGATTTTTGCTTTCCTGTTTGGCTATGTAGTCGGAGCAATCCTGCTGTAATCTACCAAGACGGTTTCTTGGGCTCATCCTTTGAAGCCGTCTTTTCATTCAACTCACGCTCGATCAAAATCTGAGCGTAATGCACCACCTTTCGCAAATCATCAACCCCGCCCTTAGCACGCCACCTGCTGATATACTTCACAACATTGGCCTCACACCATCCCAAATTGTTGGCCAGTATGTATTCAGTGGGCTGAATCATCATCAGCTTGTAGTGGTTGCCGCCTATCTGCTCGTCAAATGCGCTCATTTAATCCGCTCCACGTTCACCTTTAATCTGCCTTCTTCCCCGAAGTCTTTGTGAAGAATCACGCATGTCATACTCCGAGAACTGGCATAGCCAGAGCCAGCGTGCCAAGCATCTGCGGGTGCTAGGATGTTCCAAGACTCGAACAATGCGCCGCCATATTCCTCTTGGTTCTTGTGATGAATGTGACCCGTCCATACAAAAGTGTGCTCCGCTTCGCCCCATTCTTTTCTGAGATTCGACACGATTGACCCATGTAAATTGGACATTTTAATCCGATCACCGTGATGGGTCACTACCAGATTCTTGCCCCACTGCCACCAGATAAACTTGCTGGCGTTATCGAAAACGCGAACACGCGGATCATCCTCAAAATACAGGCGCATGACCTCATTCAACCACAACGCAGCGTCAGGATCGTGATTACCTCTGACATTCACAAGCCAGACCTCGGCATGTTTTTTAAGCATCCGCAAAACGGTACGCTTTATGACGTTGCTGGCAGCCCTTATGGTCTTGGAGTATCGGCCATCGCTGTCGAGTAGGTTCTTGGAATTCGGGGTTGAGCTGGTGGAGTCATTGATGTGCATGAAGTCGCCAAGGTTCACAAGCACACCGACCTTACCCGCTGGTGCCACACTGACCAGTCGATCAACTGCATTTTCTAGCAGACGTTGCGAAATCTTGACATCATAGTCCTCGCCCATCGTCTCAGAGTGGTGAGCAAGCATCCCAAGATGATGGTCGCCAATAATATAGCTAACCATATAATCGTCATCAATGCCTTCGGGCGGGTTAATGGGAGCGTGTATTCCCGAGACTTCATCTTTGAATCCCTCCACAAATTGAGCAATCAATTCTTCCAGCTTCTGCCGTTCTGGTTCTTGGATATGCCATTGCAGAACGATATCGCCGTCGGTGTTGTAGGCGGTACTGACCCGTTTGGTGGTAAATCCTGGCGCTGTCTGCCGATTGACATTATAGGCTGGTGCTACACCTTGCATTGCTGCCCGATTGTGCACAGACGCAAGGGCGTTATGAATTCTTTTGGGGTGTTTGCCCAGCTCTTTGGCAATCTCAGTCTGGTTCATCCCGTTCAACGTCATCTGAATTATTTGACGCTGGTAGTCGGTGTTACAGAAATCTAGGTGCTCGGTCGTGGTGTTATATTTCATCGTCATATTCCCAGCTCATCTGGTAGAACGAATGCGCGGCCATTTGCAACCGGCCAGTGATTGAAGCTATTGAATCGGGATCTGTTGAGAAGGTTCCAGGCATGTCTAGGCCAAACCCGTCAATGTGTTCTGTCACTATAACAGCACCACAAATGTTCCCAGCCTCACACTGTTCCAACAGGCTGCGGAGAACATCCAGCACCTGTTCAGCATTACGGTCTAACGTGGAGACTGTGCCCATTTCTTGTTCAATGCTTGGTAGTTAGATAGCATCTCTTGCAGATCCTCAATGGTATATTTGACAGGATCATGCGGCCCTTCAAGCCACTCGACCCGTTCTAACCCTATCTTTATCAACAAGTTTGACCGATATTCTGATAAATTACCAGACTTGTAGTTATTGCAAACTGAGCATTGTTTATGGCAATTGTCTTCGTGAAATCGTAGCGCAGGATGACCGCCCACTGTCTTGTAGTGACCAGCATGGTACTGGCCATCGTGATAGCGGTTGCATGATATGCAAGGATCTTTCTTGTCGCGGTTCCTAATGTATTTATTGAACTCGGTTTGGCACCGTCTCATCCAATAGGATCTGTCTCGCTTGGCCTCTTTGGTTTCTTTGCGATTGATTCTAGCTCTTTCTGTCTTGCCGAACGCGACAAGGCATTGAGTCGCATTACACGTTTTCTGGAA